GTTTAACGAATGAATTTGAATCATTCGTCTTCAATGAGTTTTGCTGCAGAATACGATTCTGAATGTGCTGAGAGGACGCGTAGTTCCTCTACTTCGAGCGATCGATTTGTCGACGGAAATCTGGGTTACGACTTTGGTCGTGGACCTGATTTGGACACTCCTTGTCCCAGTCCTAAACAGAAGGCTGAGTCTTCTAGTTGGTATGGTGCTGTTTGGGCCTTCATTAGGTCTTCAGTTCCAACATATGACGGTCCCTATGCCCTCGCTATATTATGGTTTTCTATAGTTATAGTTGGTTGGGTTCTCGAGTCCATGTATGGCGGCTTTATGGTTCAATGGAAATTGTTGACTATGGCCATATCATATTTGGGCACACACACATCCATAATGGGTTTATCTTTATACCATATTTGTATTAGTGTTCTTGTTTTTCCTGCCATTTGGTGGGCGAAATGGATTAATAATGCTAAATGGCATTATCTAGCTCCTGAGGCAACTGTTCATCTTATCTTTGGTAAGATTAGAGGTGGTTTGGATGGTGTTAAAACTGAACCATTTACAGGATGGGATCTTATTAGAAAGTTGGTTCCGAATATTTTATATTCAAACTTTCTTGTTCTTCTTTGTGCTGCTGTGCCTTGTATTGCGGGCGCCGCAGTTGGAAGCGTTTTGGCTTGTTGGGTTGGTGCATTTTTTGGTATCAATTATGTTTTCTCTCGTTTTTATACTCAGTATAAGAAATTGAGGAAATATGGTGCCCGAATAGACCATACCTGGACTCAAATTTGTTCTGCATTGGCCACAAACTGGTTTTCTATAGTTCTCGCAATAATAGCTATTCGTGTTTTTGTCTGGAAATTTGTTCAGAAACGTGAAAAGGAAGAACTTGCTGCGGAGGCGAGGGGTGGCGTTAAAACCACTTCCTTGTTTGACGTATTCGTGATGCTCTTTGATGGCATTGCTGCTATCGGTTGCTTGGTTGGTCTTGTTGCCAATGCCGATAAGGCGGTTGAAACCATGCGACGATTTACAGGGATATTGAGATGTAGACAGGTTCTTGATGATAGTGTAAATTCTATTTGTGAATTTGTTAATATGTTTGGTGATGAGCCTGTGAATCAGTCTGGTAAAGTTGACTGTGAGGAAAAACAGGAATCTCCTGTTCCTTCTCGAAGTGATAGGAAATTGCGAAAACGAGAGAAGAAGTTGGCTCGTGAAACTGAGGAGAGAGATCGTGAAACTGAAGAGAGAGGTCGCACTGGATGGACAGAGCCACCTTATGTTCTTCATGCTTTTGCTTCTGATGCTGAAATGAGGCGTTTAACACCTAGTTCTATTGGTGGTTTTGTTCGACCAGGCCAGAGTAAATTTGATTTACAGTTGGCCAATTCTAACCTCCCATTGAATGAGAAAATCGCTTTTTTACGTAGCCATGATACCGCTGTTCTTAAGAGTGGTTTTGATCCTACTGATCTTGGTTTGCATCCAGTTGATGGTAGTCCATTAAATGCTGTTAGTAACTTGCAAAAGATCAAGACAGCTTTTACAAAAGCTTTTTCTGATTTTTATTGCCGTCTCAAAAAATATAAATTTGAAATTATGGAAGTCATACTCTTGTTTTTGGTTATTTTCGGAGTGGGTTTGTTTGCTTACTACTGGATTTATATTAAGAAGAGAGTTTTAGTTCCAGACGAGACGGTTGATTTGGTTTTAGAAAGAAAGAAGCGTGATCTTGTTCCAGAGTCACCAGGTCATCCTGATGATCATGCTGTTGCCAAGGTTATTGACAATATGGTTGCGAGGGCTTATAGCGATAATCCTGTCGACGCTTCTGATCGAAAGATCAGGAGAATCAATAATTATGTTGCTAATAAGCGTAATAGGGTTTTGAAAGAGGAATCCTCCTTTAGAAGTTTTCTTGCTACACCTCTTGTTTATATGGGTTTGATGGATCCTTTGATGGAAGAAGTGCCATCCGTTTTGAAAGATGATACTACCCAGGAGTCCATTAGAAAATATCCCGTTATAACTCAATTGGGTGATGTCAAAAAGAATTCTTTACCTCCCAAGAAAAAAGAAGCTCGGAGTTCCTCAGTTCCGCGTCCTCGTACTATTTCTCTTGAGAAAAATTCCTGCGTTTGTGGCAAATTGAAATTTGTTGATCAGCAGATGTGTCCCAAGTGTTTTAGTGATTCTGATCTTAAGAAGAAAATTGACCGAGAGAGGTCTAAATCTCCGGGCAATACGAAAAATAATCAGTTTCATTACACGTCTATGCCCGAGTCCCGTGTTCGACCGGGAACGGTTTTGAGTTTGCCATTGGAGAACATAGCCAGTGGAAAGTTGAAGACTGATATTGTTAGTTGTCCTATGACTGATGTTAATTCTACATCGTATTGGCAAAGTGTTAACAAGCTCCTTGCAGAGAGTCTTCCTGTTACTAGGAAGTACGACAATTGTAGTGTTAAAGATTGCAAGTCACAGATTCAGTCCGGACTTGGTGAAACTCGTTGCAATAGATGTCTTTTATTGGAATCTTCACTTGTTGGTGATATTTGCAAGTTTGAAATAGTTGAGTCTCCTACCCATAATAGGTCTGATGAGTTGTTGAAACCGATTGGTGGTATTCCGATGACAAATTCTAATGGTCTTACTGTTTTAGCTCGCACTCCCGGATTGAAGAAAGCTGTTAATACAGCCATTGAAACTTGTGCCAAAGCCGCAAATCTTTTTCTTGGTTCTGATTTTCAAGTAATAACTGAGGAAGAAAATGAGCGTGAGATTGAAAGACAGGCAATGAATCCGAATAATATGCCATTTAATGTTGCACGGTATCGCCGGAGTGTTTGGCCGGTCTATAGGGATGATTCTGTGATGCCTTGTATGAATGCTACCAAGATAGGTCCCTACTGGGTTACTGTGAAACATGAGCGTGGCTCAATGGGTTCTCAACTTTATCTTGTTGATGCGACTGGCAAGAAATATTATTTTCCATTGGAACCCGTTTGGATGCGAGATGGATATGATTTATGTGCTTACAAATTAGTTAGGGAACCTTCCGGTTGTGGTTCAATTGCGACAGCAAAATTGGATACAAGTGATTATCATATGCTCGTTACCAATTATTATGACCCACATTCGAATACACTCATTTTCTATGAGAGCCCCACTTTGCTTACTTCTGCTGGTTATGGCAATGCAAGTTCTGGTGCTGGTGTTTGTAGCAGTCCATACATTTCAACTCGGACTTCCGCATGTGTTGGCATACATGTTGCTGGAGGAGTTGGAACTACGAAAATGCTTCCTTTCCCTCAAGAGTTTTTGGATTTTGTTGATGCTCCCAATGTGTCAACATCTCCAAAAAACTCTTAGCCTTCCTCCGAGATCAAGTACCACCTCCGGGACCATTGGATCACTTTTTGAGTGACCGTAAATTGGTTCTCCACCCGGGGGAAGGCTTTGAGAGATTCGGAGAAGTTATAAGTTCACCTCCTTTTTATCGTTATAAGACGAGTTCAAATTTTAAGGAGGACGATTATCTTGATATGAGGATAATTGATTTCTTGGCCCATGAGCATCATTCGGAGGATTGGTTTGACTGGAATGGTATAAGTTCTGGTTCTGTTGATCTTCCTTATGGTCACACTCGTGTTAATAATCATGCCTGGGAACAAGGTTTGAAAAAATTTTTTCCTGATGAGCGTGTTAATCTTGATATTCAAAATGAGAAAGCTCTTGATGAAGCTTTTGATTGGCTCGACATGGCTATTGGTTCTTGGATGCGTAATTCTCGTGTCATTAGTGCTGAAGAAGCTATGGCAGGAGTTAATTTTAGTGCTTCACCTGGTTTTCCTTTGCGCACTAAATGGCAAAAGAAACGGGAAGCGTATTCTGATCCAGTTTTCGTTGACTATCTTGATCATTACTGGGACCGAATTGGGGTTCCCAATGCGCCTGTTACATATTTTAATGCTTGTTTGAAAGATGAATTCCGCCCTATTGAAAAAATTTATCTTGATAAAACTCGTGTTTTTCTTTCTGGTTCTGCTGAACACGCCCACGCAACGTCTAGACTTTTTAAAGATCAGCGAATGCGTTTACAGCGTGCTTGTATGGATTCTTTTTCTTGTATTGGAATAAGACAGACAAACCTTGATTTTGAAGATTTGTTTGCACAACTAAAAGAATTTAAAAATCCTGGGAATCAGGATGCTAACAACTGGGATGGTTCTATTCTTGCGGATCTTATTATCAGGATAGCGAAGATTAGATTTTCTTGGTTAAGGCCTAGTGATCGTACTAGAGAAAATTGGAATAGGATTCTTAATCTTTACAGAGATGTTATTTATTCCTGTATTTTAACTCCAGGTGGTTTTGTTTATCGTACTAATGGCGGAATTCCTTCTGGTTTCGCTTTGACTGCTGACGATAATACATTGCTTCATTTTGCAATTCGTTGTTATGTAGCCATTCGTAAAGGGTTTACTTTTTATGAATTTATGGACAACTGCAAGATGGCCATCTATGGTGATGATATAACCTATTCTTATAATGATATTCTTGCTCCTTGCATGGCTCCAGAACCTATTATTGAAACTTCCAAAGAAATTGGAGTTGTTTTTGAAGATGTTAAAGTCAATTGGAATGATTTAGTGTTTTTGCAACATCGTTTCATCAAGCAGCGTTTCAATGGTAGTTATTATCATATTGCTGTTCGTGATATGGAACCTATTTTATGTGGATGGATTCTTGGTGGTGATGGCAGCTTTCAGCGTGCACTTGAACGCACTGCCTCTTACAGAATACAAGCTTATTTCCACCCAGTTCTCTTCAATCTGATGACTAAATTCATGTTAGACACTATTGATAAGTGTGATCCTCAGAATAGACATGGGTTTCGTTCATTGATTCTTTCTGATTCTGAAATTGATGCACTATATTTTACTCGAATTAGAGAAAGTGTTAGTGCTTATGATCCTACCCTACGTCTGCAGAGTGGCGTCGCGCATAATGATACCCGCCACAAAATTGATCAACGTGAAACGAAGAAAAACTTCGTTATGTCTCAACAAATTGTCATTCGACAGCCTCAACGGGTTAAACAGCCGTCGAGACGGGAGTTGCGTACTCCTAAAGTTACTGTTATTGAAAATGTTCAATCTTCCTCTCGTCCTAAAAAACGGAAGCGAAATAAGAGGAAGCGTGGTTTGAACCTGGCCATGAAAAATCTTGAGCTCAACTACCCTGGAGAAGGGTTTATGGGCTCAAAAGGTGGTGTTCCTCGTTGGCTCAACAACCAAGGCACCCAAAATCAGGTTTCCAATCGTATCAATTCTCGTTCGATTGGCGTTTCTCCACTTACGATCCCTCAGGATGAGGAGACAGCCCCTATTTTGGTTAAATATGTTCGATGTTTAGCCAATCCTGCTTATCAACTAGCTCGTGTTCCGGATTCTTATGGCCAGGGTACAGCGCTTATGCGTAGTTTTCTCACCATAGATCTTCCCGTTACCATGAATGCTTCGGTTGATAATGGTCGTTTTTCTTTTCTTGTGCAACCTGGCTTTGGTAGCATGAGTAACCTTTCCCATTTTAAGGTTGCTTGTGTTAAGACTGATATTGCTTGGCCAGTCAATGCATTTGATAATTCTGCTAATTATTTCTCTACTGAATTGGGAAATAAAGATATTCGAATAGATCCTTATATTCAGATTTTGACTCAACCTGGTGCTTTTTATTATTCAGCTAGTGGCACTGTTGGTTCCCCTACGGCTAATCCTTTTGGTGTTGCTGTTTTTGAGGGGTTAAATAACTATGGTATTGTTGTTCCATATGATGGTGCCTCTGGTTTTACTCTTCAACCGGGTCAATATGCGGTTTCAGTTAATGCTCTTGCTACTACAGGTGCTGTTCTCTCAGGCTGGTTGGCTACTTTTGTTAATCCAGCTGGACTCTCTACTATACTTCCTGAGGATACTATAGCTTCCCCTCTTGCTGTTTCCTTCATTGTTAATGTTGTTGGTCAATCGAATATTCTTCGTTTCAGTGAGACTGGTTCAGCTACTGCCGTTAAAGCTTCCATTATTATTACCCGTTCCAATGCTGAAGGTATAGATACTCAATCAAATGGTGGGATAGTTCAACAAATTCGTCCTGTTGGTCTATCTGTCCTTGCAACTTATATAAATAGTCAATTTTTTGATGCTGGTACTATTTCTGCCGCTTGGGTCCCTCCTTCTTCATGTGGAGCTTATTTTTTTGAAAATAACGAATTTTCTGATCCTGGTCAGCTTCAGAATTGGGAAAATTTGGCAAGTATCCCAGGTGCTTACAACGGGAAGATAGAGGAAGGTGCGTATGTTTGGTGGTCTCCTAGATCTACTGATGATACTGCATTTCAACAAGTCTCTGATTTCAATGTTAAACATTATCCTTGCCTTATTGTTTCTGGGAAGTTCGCTCCCACAAATGCTGTTGTTGGTTCTGTTCAAGACTGTTTACGGTTGTCTATCGTGACTGTAAATGAGTTTCAAACTCTTACTCAGCTCTTTGAAAATCAAAAGTGTCCTGGTTCTCAGGGACATATTGACAAAGCAATTCAAATTTTTGATTCTTGCGCTCATTCTGGTCCAAATGCAGCTCATCTTGCTTTTCTTATGAAAATAGGAAAAATAGCATGGGCTGTTGCTAAGGATGTTGCTCCTACGATTTGGGAAAATCGTGTGAAGTATGCATCTATGCTTTTTTAATTATCAGAATGTTCGGCCATTTTTCTCCGTTTTAAATCCAGAAAACTTCAAAACGATGACCCCCTTTATTAGACGGGGGTTTCCACGATCAGTGGAAAATTTAGTCTATTTAGCTGCTTTATTAGTCTAATCATCCCTTTCGATTCGTCACGTTCTCTTTAGTTCGTGTCGAAATGGAAAGACGATAATTAGACTAATATATAAGTCAGCATTAGGATTCCATTTCCCGTAGGGACGGGAAGTGGTCATATTTTGGCAACGCTATTTATTTATGCGTGTTTAGCTCTCATTGTTTATTTCATTAGGAATAAGCAGTGTCGCAAAAACGTCTAAAGACACTGTTTACTTTTTATTGATATATCCTTTGTTTATGCTATTAAGGCCTAAATGATATCCTTCTTAATCCTAGAGGTTGTACATCCTCCGGTTTTTCGTATTAAAAT